GGTCCACCCTCCCCTACGTGACCAAGAATTTCCCCTGCTGCTTTAGGGTCACCTAAACCATTAGCGATAGCGGAGGCGGTGATACGACGAATAGCTGTGTATCCTTTTGGGTCTTCTTTTAGTAAAGCTAATGTTTCTTTATCTATTTTTGGATAGACGTATTTATTGAAGGCTGCTGCAATTTTGTCTGTATCTATATTCGGAAATAGTTCTCCATCCACAGCGTTGGCATATCTACGATTTAACACTTGTTGTATTACAGGACCAATAGGTCTGTCTGGACCTTTTCCTTTTCTACCCTGTCCCGGTAAATCAGGATCAGGAGAATATAATATTCCTGACTTTGGATCATAAAAAGGTCGAGCAGGGTAAGTTTCTTCAGCTAGTTCTGCAGTGGTAGCTATACCAGAAACATCTGTCCCACGAAGACCAAGCATACTGGCAACAACAGCATCTCTCATTATAGGATCGGGTATTTCACCTACGCCTTTTAGGACACCCTCAAGCACCCCTATGGGTATCGCTCCCCTTGCAAGTTTCTTTTTACCAACTGTGGTTGATGGCTTTACTAATCTTCCCTCTGAAACTGCTTTAACATCATTCCGTATAGGATCAACTACAGTTGTCCGTATACTTGCTTTAAAATCAACATTTCTTGCAGCAACATCTAGATCAGCAAACGAAGAGTCTAACGATATGTTATTTTTTGGTAATCTTTCTATTAGTTTAGCAAATCCCTCTACATTTTTGGTAGGAGATTTTGGTCTTACAGGAAATGCTTTTTGCATAGCCTGTGCAAACTCTTTTGTTTCGTCGCGCTTCAAAAGTCCGGGATCAATCGCAATACCTTTTGCGTAGAACCGTGCAATCAAACCGTCACGAACAGTGTGAGTTCCCGCTGCTATGCGTTCTTGTATTTCAGACACAGATGTAATGTTTCCGTCAGGAAACAAACTCTCTTTTATAAAGGAGAATTGTTGTACACGTTTGTCGAGTGTCTTGCTCATTTAGTATCCAAATACTTCATCTTGAACTTGGTGGACTTGGCTTTTTATCGCACCTAGTTGTTTGTGTATCGATGCGTAGCCTGTCATGCGTGTCATCATTCCGTAGCGCAGGGCATCGTATGCGTGGTCCTCTGCTTTCGTGTCTACATCTTCGCTGTTAGTCTTGGACAGGGGTATACCTGCAATTTGCTTGACGATGTTCTGGCAGCTAGAGAAGAAGCGTAGGCGGGGTTCGTTTGTGTACGAATCATTCGCTAGGCGTCGATGTATCTCCATCTTGCCCTGTATGCGATTGCGGTCTGCTGGAGTCCAGCGCACACCACTACGCATCATCACCTCTGCGATTGAAGGCCCAAAACCTGTCTTGTTCCAGCAAGACGAGTCAAGGACCGTGTAGTGTGGTAGAGGATCTAGTTGTTCTGCTTCTAGTATTCTATCAGCCAACTCTTCCGCTGTCAAGTGTTTTTGATATAACTCTCTGTAGATCCAGATGTTATTGTCCCAGTCGATTGCGCCCCAGAGGACACAGGATGGTGCAGCGTATCCGTAGTCTGCCATGCGTAGGCGGGGCCAGTTCGTCGGAAGTTCGAAGGGTTCTACGACGTGCCTCTCACGAGAAAACTCTGGGAAGGCTGCTCCCTCTGCTACATCCCAGTCACCCTCTAGGAGTCTCTTGCGTTCGACTTCCGGCAGTGATCTGAGCATCGCTTCGTACTGACCGTCTGCCATCAGGTAGGGATTGTCGGTCAAACGTGCTGGTACGAACTTGCGGAAGAAGAGGGGCTGACCCTCTCTCTCGTGACCGGGAGGCCACAGGAATTCACGCTTAGTCTCTACGTCAAAAGCAGGGAATGCCTTGTTTGGTTCGATTCCTTCGATGTAGGTTTTCTTGACCCACCAACCACCCACTCCTCCGGGGTTGGCAGTGCAGCGCATGTACAGGTGTTGCTGGAGTTCAGGATCAGTAGTACGAAGGCGAGAACGCAAGTAATCCCAGACGTAAGGTGTGGGGTACTGTGTAATCTCATCGATGCCTATCCAGTTGAACGCTTGTCCTTGAAAGCGGGTTACGTCTTTGTCTTTGTCGAGATAGGTGAACCAGATGGTTGCACCGGATGGGAAATGCCACGTAGACTTCGACTCACGAAACTTCGCACCGGGAAATGCTTTTACGTACAGTTGACGTGACTTGTCGATCAGTTCTGTCAGTTCATCCAGAGTGCGGCGCAGGAGTAGACCACGATGATTAGGATTGTGACAATAACGTAGCGGGTCCGCAAGAAGCGCGAAGCTCTTCCCTCCGCCCGCAGCACCGCCATAAAGAACGTCTCGTTCCCCCGCCGATAGGAAGTCTTCTTGGGGACCGTCGTTCGGCTTGAAAACAATTTCGGCATCTTCAACGAGATCCGTAACTGCAGGAGGGAGGCTGGTAAGATCCCCCTGATCGATAACTGTGGTGGCTTTGGCATTGAGGGCATCTTCAACTTTGCCCATGCTAGTTGCAATCTTCTTAGCATACTTGCGCTTACCCTCCGCTTTCTTGGTTACCTTTTCTGCACTCTTCTTGGCTGCTGTGAGTTTCTTTTGGGCGGCACGACGGGCACGTTCCCGCTTGGACATGTGGTACGTGGCTTTAGGGGCGTTGGGGTCTTTCTTGGGTCTACCCGTTTTTTTCGGTTGATTCACTTGCTGGCCTTCCCCGATGCTTCATATTCTTGCTTCTCATCACGGCTGCTCTGACTGCTTGTCGTTCAGTGGCGTGTGTGCTGGTGGGTTGTATGTTGCCAGAGTATATCCCATCCTCTACTTCTTTGGGTGTGAGTTTTACAGGGCCGTATATGGTAGGAGCGTTTACATACCGCCCCTCTATTTCTAGAGTGGTTGATCGTTCAGAGAATCTTTCTCCGTCCTTTTCATAGATCGGTTTACCGTATTGGTTTTTTAAGCCTGTGTTTTTACCGCCGTGCTTAGTTGGCATCTAGGACTTCTCCGCGCTTCTCTGTGCGGAACGACCACGACAAACCTTACCACCCTGTCCGTACGCTGGGGTAGAACTAAACATAGCAATAAACGCTCCCACTCCGGGAAGCGCACGTAAGCCCAAAGACTTTAGTACGGAAGTGGGGGTCTTTATTTTGTTGCCTTTAATGGCTTCTTTTTGTTCTTTGATTAGTTGTGTTCTAATCTTTTTGTCCCTAGTTTCTAAATCTTTTGGATTTATTGACTGGAGTCTTTGAAGTTTTTCTTTTGCTTGGGATTCCATACCGGCTTTTAGCTGGGCTGCTCGTCTTTGTCGTGCGCTTCCTTTCGGTTTTGTCTGTTTTTTTTCATCAATTTTTTTAGCTGCGTAAGCTCCTGCTGCTCCTCCAATACCTGCAGCACCAGCAGCAGGGTATCCAAACTCTGCTATAGTTTCTAAAGTATCTTTATCCATCGATCACGACCTCTTTCTTCGGTGGTAACAGGACCACGCCGTGCATAGCCGTCACATTGTGGTTGATTGTCTCTGCTTGACGTACTCCTACGCGATTAAGGAGGCTCTCAGCGGCCTTGAGGCGTAAGTCATCACCTCGTTCGGGGGCAGGGTTGTCTATTGTGTCTACAAGGCGTGTAGCAGCCTTAAAGGCGTTCATAGAAAGTACGTCTTTTGTGCGTTCGACTATCTCATCAGCTAGGTTTTTGCGTAACCAACCTGCAGATCCCTCCGAATACCCTGCGTCTACGGCTGCTCTGGTCACCTGACCACCGTTTTCGAACAGAATGTCTAGGAATTTGCTCTGTTTTTCGGTTAACTCACGCTTTTTGGTGCGTGGCTGGGGCAACAGGTTCATAGTTTATGTACTTTCACCGCTATTGTACTCACAACGATAGCCTTTTTGGATTAGATACGGGAAGAGTAGCCGCGTATCTTCTACCATAGTGGCAATTCGTTGCTCACACGCCTTCTCTGTGAGGTACGGACCCTTGTTGTCTATCGCTTGCATACATTCAGTAGGCTGATTCATAGAACATAGCAGCAGCATCGCTGTGAACATGGTCGATCTTTCTTTTTTGAATGGGTGTAGGCGTGAGTTCGTGTAGCCACAAGCTCGCTTTTTACAGAATATGCTTCGAAATCGGGGAGATGTGCTATTTTCGAACCGACCTACGCACCTATTATGGGGATATGTGCTATATAAGTCAAGAAAAAAATAATTTGGGCTTGACAATTCCGGTATACGACAGTACAATCGGGGTACCCCCGCCGGGATACATACATATGCAGGGATGAATCGCCGGGTACCCCCTACACACTACTTTTTGATGTATAGATAACCCCATCCAAACAAATTGATGGCGGGTTTGCATACAGTATCCGGTACCCCCCGGTGGCCCTACCGACCCCTACACCCCGAAGATCATTGCCAAGGATGGCATATGCCGAATGCCCACATAAATCTCGCCGATTAACGCCGAAGCTTTTACTATTGGAGCGTCTCGTGTGCATATGAAACCTTGCCACTGACATTTTACCATGCCGTTAAATCTAGACCGCTGCCTAGATGCCAAGAGGCACAGCCATTCCGCACCAGTCACCCGCCAATATATCCCGCGATAACAACCCGCTGATCTATTAACTGGCACCCGCGCATAAAAAGACCCCCGCAACTAATGTCACGGGGGCAAGGGGAGGAAAAGCGCGGTATTAGCCCCCCGCGCAGGGTAACTGATTACTTGTTTTTGGGATGTTTTGGGTGCGAATAAGCAAAGTCCGCAATCTTTTTGACTGTTTGCTTTTCATCCAGATACACATTCACTTTTATGTCGTTGCCGTACTGGTCAACGCCAAGCACCTTTAACACTTTGAATTTCTCGTGGGTGGTAGTCACGATCTTAACGTGTGGTATGTAGTGCTTTGTGCCTTGTGATTTCTTAGCGTGGATTGAAAGTTCCATGATGTTTTCCTATTCCTTTGGTTGTTGAGGCGGGCAATTGCACCCGCCCCATTGTTTAACCATAGATCCTAGCCGGTGGCAATACCCTTGTTTAATCCGGTCTTGATCCGATAGATCTTATCATAGCCCTGTTTACGCTTGCCGGTTGGCCGTGATTCAATCTCATAACCATGTTGCTTGAGACGCCAAAAAGAATTGTGGACACTATCGCGTTTCACTTCCAAGTTCCCCGCAATCGTGGGAACAGCGATGAATCCCTTCTCTAGATATCCCAAAACCTTGACATCGGTCTTAGTAAGCTTGAACCACCTTGTCGGGGACTTGCCGGTCATCTTTTCATCAACTGCTAGTGGGTTGCCGTGAATATCGGTTTCATTGCCCGTGGCGTGATACCTTGCGCCGCTGTCCTGATCAATCCTGACACCCTTGTGCTGGTAGTCTTGAGGCAAGCCGCCGCTGCGTAAAGCTTGCAGCACCCGATCCCGCTCACACTGGCGGAAATGATCCTCTAGGTTATCGTGTAGGTCTTTAAGTTGATTGACTAGATTTTGTGGTAGATTTTGCATTTGGTTTTCCCTTCGTTTAACCAAAGATTGCTAGAATAATTAGGACCAGTAGAACGATCCAAACAAGCTTAAAAGTGGAGGCGATAATGTCATGCATTTATGTCGCCAGTTCTAGAGACCGCCAAGCAGCCCCGTCTACTATGTGCCGGACCTGATCCGATCGTGTGTATCGCTTGCACTCATTCCGGCCATCCTTTCTGGCATCCGGCAAGTGGGTAGACCAGTGAGTTAAGGCATTGAAACCCGCCCACAGGGTTGATCCCAATTCCTTCTTTTCTTCACTGAACCGCTCAAGCATCCAGTTGAGGCTC